AGCGCGAGCCGGCACCATTCCTCGAAGCTATTCCGAGCCCGGCGCCTCGTCAGGAGGGCCAAGGCGGCCTCGCCTGGCGATAAGCTCCAGTTCTGCGTCGCTAAGTTCATTCGGATCCCGGCGGATGGTCGCGTCGTGCTCGATCTTGTCGGCCCAACCCATCCTGTTCTTGGACCACCAGATGCCGGCGGTGACGGTTGCCGGCTTGGTGGTGTCACCAGTGGCGGCGCGCAGCATGTTCGCGCCGACCTTGAGGTTCGCCTTGATCGCCGCGGTGTCGAGCTCCTCGGCGTAGTATCTCTTCAGCACGGAGGGGCTGATCCGCATCGCGATCGCGATGTCGGGATTCGAGATCCCTACCGCTGCCATGGTCTCGACCATCAACCGATCCTTCTGGGTCGGATTGTGGCCGTTGGCATTGCGGTGCCCGGCCTCGAGAATTTCCTTGGCGAAGTGCTTGTTCAGCACCGCCAGCGAGATGCCCATCACGTCCGCGACGCGATCGAGCGTGATGTGCGCGCCCAGGAGATCCTTCACGCGCTGCCGGTCGTATGGCATCGCGCGGTACCGGACCGGAGGCTTCGGATCGTCGCTATCCATGGTTCTGTGCGCCAAGGTGGCGATCCTTCGGTCGTAGGTACCTGACGCGGGCGGGCTGCTCGACGCGGCGCCAGCGCTCATCTCCCCAATCCTCGTCGGTGATCGGGGCGAGCGGCGGGAGTTCACCCTCCAAAGGGCCGCTCCTCCGACACTTCCGCGAACGTCTTGCCGCTCTCGTCGAGCACCGCTGCTAGACCGGTGAAGTCCTGCCAGCGCTTCACGGCGACATCGACGTATTGAGGATCGATCTCGATGGCGTGGCAGCTGCGTCCGGCGGTCTCGCACGCGATGATCGTCGTGCCAGAGCCACTGAAGGGCTCGTAGACCGCATGGCCCGCGCTGCTATTGTTCAGCACCGGGCGGCGCATGGCCTCGACGGGCTTTTGCGTTCCATGCCCGGTCTCGGACCTGGCGTGGTCGATCTGCCAGATCGTGGTCTGCTTCCGATCGCCGGCCCAATGTCCGGTCCCGCCCTTCTTCACGGCGTACCAGCAGGACTCATGTTGCGGGTGATAGTGTCCACGCGACAGAACGTGCCGACCCTTCACCCAGACGATCTCGGCACGAACCTCGAAGCCCATCGCGGCCAGAGAATCGACCACCTCGCCCGAGTGCAGCATCCCGTGCCACACGTAGGCGACGTCGCCTGGGAACAGTGCCCAGGCTTCCCGCCAATCGGCCTTGCCGTCGTTGGAAACGGCACCTTCGGCCCGCTTGGCTCCGTCGTTCAGGGCCTTGCCGCGCCAGGCCGGATCGTAGGCCACGCCATACGGCGGGTCCGTCACCATCAGGTGCGGCTTCACACCGGAGAGACACTTCTCGGACACCAAGGCATCGGTGGAATCGCCGCACACCAGACGATGGCGGCCCATGATCCACACGTCGCCGATCTGCGATACGGGATGCGCCGGCGGCTCTGGAACCGCATCCTCGTCCGTTAGGCCGGAGCCGACCCCGCCGCCGATCAGCTTGGCGAGATCCTCGTCGGAGAACCCGACGATGCCCGCGAGATCGAAGCCGTCGGCGGCGAGATCGCCCAGCTCCATCGCCAGCATCTCGTTGTCCCAGGTCGCGAGTTCGGCCGACCTGTTGTCACTAATTACCAGCGCGCGGCGCTGCGTGTCCGACAGGCCCGGCACGACGATGCAGGGCACGTCCTTCATCTTCAGCTTGCGCGCCGCCATGATGCGGCCGTGGCCTGCGATGATGCCGCCGGCCTCGTCGATCAGGACCGGGTTGGTGAACCCGAACTCCTTCATGGCGCCAGCGATCACCGCGATCTGGTGGTCCGAGTGCAGCCGCGAGTTTTTCGCGTACGGGATCAGCTCGGAGATCGGGCGGATGGTGTGCTCGAAGTGCGGCATCAGTGGTTGTGCGGGCTCGCGCGATCGATTTCCCAGAGCTCGACGGTCATCGGCTCACTCGGCCATGCGACTTTCTTTGCCTTCGTGGTGCCGTTTTCGAGATCCGGGACGCCCATTCCCGAGGCCGCACGCTCGCCCATCGCACAGACCCGGATGCCGTAGTCCATGAGGGCGTGTGCGATGATCGCGCCGACGGTGGACTTACCCACCCCGTCGAAGCCGGAGATCACGACCGAAACCGCGCGCTCGGCGTCACCCGTACGCGTGACGGGCGCGGAGAACTGCGCCTCGACCCTCTCGCGGTAGGCGGCATACGCGCCAGGGGCATTGAGCCCGGCCGGCTCGACCGTCCGCTCCAACACGAACTGCTCGGGGGCAGGGAAGATGATCTCCTGTCGGCGGCCGTCCAAACTCTCGATCACGACCGAAGTCTCGCCTGGCTCAAGCAGACGCACATCGTCACCGCGACGGGTCCGCATCTCGTCGGGGAGGTCCATGATGCTGCCACTCTCCGCATCGAAGTGCGTGCGATCGCGCGCTTGGGTCATGCCGCGGCTTTCGGGAAGATCGGGGGACGGCCTCGAGCCGCCATTGTCACGTAGGCGCGCTCCCAGCAGCGCAGCGTCGCGCGATGCCGCAGCGCATCCTCGGGCGAATATGCCTCGGCGAGCGCCTGGGGCGTCGCCACGTAGGCGATCCGACCCGCCGAGCCCTCATGCTCGCGCACCTCGATCAAGCCTCTCCGCAGCATCGCCTGAAGCGTAGGCCACGGCAGCGCCATCGGGGGCTCGCAAGGAAACAGCGCGGCCGGCCCGTCACCACGGCCCGACGGCTGATACAGCAGCGGATCCAGTCGGTCTCGAAGCAGAGCCAGGATCAGCCGCGGGTGATGCCCAAGCTGCCCGGCCATCAGCCCCGCCACGGGATCGGGATCAGCTCCCGAGTTGCTCGAGCCAGGTGCACGAACACCGTCCGGTGACGGATGCCAAGATCGTCTGGATGATCGTTCACGACCTCGGTGGTCGCGATCACCATCCCATCGTGCTCGACCGGCCGGCCGTGGCCCGCCAGAGAAGCCTCATCCTTCGCCTGCATCAGCTTGCCGACCAGGACGCCCGCAAGTTCCCGATCAGCCGGGCCAACACGCGACGGTCGGCGAAACCGACTAAAGCGGCTCATGCCCGGCCCAACATCCGCAAGCCGCGCTGCGCGATGATCTCGACCACCGTGGCCGCCTCAATCGCGACCAGCACATCCAGCGGATGAAGCCCACGGGCCAGCCAGTTCCGCTGAGCTTCCTCGGCCGCCGTCCGAACACGAGCGCGCCGCTCCTCACTAGACCGATCGAGCCAGTAGGAAATCTCGACAGGGCTCACGGGGATCAGCCGAGCAGAGGGGCTAGAGACACCCGTGGGGAGAAGTGCCGGCGCTCCTCGTCCATACGGACCTGAGCCTCCCGTGTCACAGCGGCAATCACCGCCGCCAACACATCCTCCGGGGCCCGACCAACAACCCGCACGGCCTTCAGCATCTTGACGTGCACCCGATGACACTCCGCCACCGGGTCACGCATCGGAACGCCCAACGCGGCCCAAGCCGAGGCGACGGAAATCTCCGCCCGATGCCTTCGACCAAAACCGCGCGCCACAGGAACAAACCAAACCTGCGTCGCGTTCGTGCGCCACACGATGCCCAACTGGCCATCAGTGGTCAGAACGACGTCGCCCCTACCAAGGCTCGTCATCTCGTCTTCCAGATTGTGGGGGGTCCGGCGCGCCCGAGCGCAACTTCCGCCGAGCTTACGGGGAGACAACATGCGGCGCCGGCAATGTCAACAAAAATTGAGCCGACCCACCCTACCCGGCCCCTTTTTGCAAAATTCCTATAAAAATCAGAGAGTTAGACGTTGCCTATTTGGAAACAAACGGGACAGCCCCTTTTTGTTTTTGGGCTATAAAATTGAGGGCAGGGCAACCCAGGGGCGAAAGTTTGTGAGGGGTGTCATTTGGGAGAGGCGGGGGCGCAGGGGTGAGCGTTTGCCGTGAAAAGGGTATACCCCCCCTGACCCCCGGGGGGGGTGTGCAGACCATCCACACCGCGCGCCGCTCGCCGGTCCCGTCCAGCGTGCCAGCCTGCCAGCGTGGTGCCAGGGCCAGCCTGGACAGCGCGCCACCGTGCGAGCTTGGCATTGAGTGGACGTGCCTGGGTGCCATGCCATCCCGTTCCATGCGTGCTGCCATG